GATGAACTGTTCGGGAGTCATATCGTTCTCCAGGTAGAAGGGGAAAGGCGCTTACCGGCCTGCTGCGGACAGGTGCGTAGATTCTGCTGTGATGATGCCGCCCCAGATCGGGCCGGCTGCGAGAATGAACAGGTACAGCAGGCCGCCGAAAAGGCTGCCTAGCCAGATTGCTGTGCGTCTGGTGTTCATGCTGCCTCCATGTATGCGGCTATGAACTGCGTCGCCGCTTCAGCATTGATGGCGTTTCCGTAGGCGCGCAGTCGTCCCACTCGGGAGGGAGCCCCATGAGCCAGCGGGAATGTGCCGGGTTCAACTGGCCGCCACTTTCCATCCCGGCAGAAGAGCCAGTCAGCATCTGCCCAGAGACCGTTAACCGGGCGGGCCCGCTCCAGTCTTCCGGAAGGCTCATCCCGTGCCCCGCGATGGTTCGACCGCAGATCGCCTCGGTCTTCCGGGTGAAGTCCGAGTTGCCGGCCATGTTGTTCCCGTTCTGAGCTGGAGTGCCCGCCATCGGCGTTGGCCATCCCGCCAAGGTAAATACCTGTTCGCTGAGTGGCTTCCCCCGTTTCTGCTCCAGCCTCTCGGCAAGAAACTCTTCCGAGGCAGACGCGCTCATCCAATCCCTGGCCACTGGCGTCGCCCATCCCGCCAATTGCGCCAGGTCGTTCAGGTTCGCCATCCCGTGACCCTGGGCTTTCTTCGCCGCGATATATTCCGGAGAGTGAGCCGGGAAATAATCCCTGGCGCATGGCGTTGGCCACCCAATACGTGCGGTCACGGATGTGCGGGGCACCGATGCCCGCAGACGGAAACGCGATAGCCCCGAAGGCATATTCCATGGCTTCCAGGTCAGCTTGTACAAGGTCGAGCCAAGGCTCCGCGTCCTTGCTTGCAACCTGCTCACCAAGGACTTCTCCAGGGCGGCGCTGGCGGATGAGCCAGGCAAAATGTGGCCAGAGATGACGCGGGTCATCAAACCCAGCTCCTTCGCCTGCCGAGGAGAAAGGTTGGCAAGGACAGGAACCGGTCCAAACAGGTCGATCATCTGGCCAGCCGGCGCGGCGAAGGGCGAGCGACCAGACGCCGATTCCCGCGAAGAAGTGGCATTGTGTGTAGTGCTTGAGGTCATCTGGGTGAACATCCTCGATCGATCGTTCGTCGACGTCGCCAGGTGCTATGTGGCCGGCGGCGATCAGGTTTCGAAGCCACTGGGCGGCATACGGGTCGATTTCGTTGTAGTAGGCGGTCGTCGTCAGCTTCATAGCCATGCCACCTCCACAAACGCCACGGCGAACATGAACACGCTGCCCACAAAAAAGCCGCCGAAGATCAGGACTTGGGCGGCCTCTTTCAGGTCTATGGTGATGGTCATGGCGTGCTCTCCATTGCTTCATCAACAGCTTTGTCTACGGACTTCCCGAAAAGCCAGTTAGACACCTGATCGCCACAGTCATCGGTAAGCGACACCATCGGATAGACCCCGTCTGCGTCCGCCGACTTGTCCCGCAACCACCGATAGCGCTTAGCATCAGCCTCAGCAGCGCGCAGGCGAGCGATCAGGCCAAGTATCTCCTCTGCTGGAGTGTTGATATTTACATCCGTCAACACTGGCTCGTTACAGCAGACTTCCTCGCGCGCGCTCATGTATTCGGCCCCGGATTTGAAATTGCCACAACAGACGAATGCCCTCTTGTGGCAGTACTCTTCCAACTCCGCCAATTGCTCATCACTGATCGATTGCACGATAGGGGTTGTCATTTCCCTTCCTCCTGGCGGCGGTAGCCGGCGTCAAATAGCGCGTAAAGCGTAGGGTACTGATATGGAACTCCTTGAATTGACATAGCCATATCACCGACTGCCTTCTCCCGCTCCTCGGCGGCGATCTGCTCAGGGGTTCGGAGCGGGCGGAAAGCAGGAAGAGATCCGAATTTCAAAACGGCATATGACCCGTACTGCCCCTTTCTTTTGCCTTCGCACCAACGGAATACGACACGGCCCTCGTCGTGAGCGAGTATCTTGGCTCGAAAGTACACAATATCGGCGCCGTCCCAGATGGCCTCGGCCTCAATGCCAATCGGAGGAAAGCCTTGGCCGTCCCATGAGGTAGGCACAAGCCGCGGAACGGAATCTTCAATGAGGGACTTGCCTTCTTCTGGGTTGCAATACCTCATCCAAAAGGGAGGGTAGAAGTACATCGGTATCTCGCCATCCTTCAGCCACGGGTAGGCGAGTTTTTGGTTGTAGTGCGTCGCACCCTCTGGTGCCTTGTTCCAGTCAATGCTCATACTCGTCTCTCCCTAACCAGTCGTTCAGCGTTCTCGATAAGCGTGGATTCGAATGCGCGGAACCAGATGCGTTGTGCCAGTTCCAGATCGCCTCGGCGGACGGCTAGGAGTAGCTGAGTCATCGGGCACTCTTTGCTGTCGACCTCTGCGAGCCACTCAGGCACGAATCCGGCAAAGCCGTAGACCGTAAACTCAGGGCCGATAAAGGGCCTTTCTTTCCGATCATGGAACGGCACGCAGTCACCGTCCTCGCAGCTCAGGAGCTTCCCGACTTGCGCGGTGACATACTCGCGGTCGCCGTTATCGTCGGGCGGTAGCGCGTTGTCCCAGCGCTCTTGGGCGTATTTCAATGCGGTATTCATGCGGCTGCCCTCCTGTTTTCCTGCGGAATCCGGCAGGCCAGATCTAGGTCTTCGGCAGCTTGATAGAACTCATCGAATGCCAGACCATCCGGGTAGTCGTATGGGCCTGCCGTTTCCCATACCAGTTGTATGAGGCTGTCACAGGCCAAGCACATCTTGGCGCTGTAGAAGTCGCCTTCGTTCTGGCCAGCGACCTTCACGTATCGCTCGCCCGCATTCACAATGCGGTAGCAGCATTCGCACAGGTGTCGGCAGCGAGCCCTGCGCGTTTCCTTGGTTTGGAATGACATGATGTTCACCTCACCAATACATAGTCAGAAACAGCACCACGAACAGCGCTGCGAACTCGCCAAGGTCTGGCATGGATTACTCTCTTGCCCGAGGGCTTGTGATTGGCTGTATGGGGGAGTGGTATGGCCGGTTCTGAGTCTCTGTCCGGCTGGCGCCGGGCTGGGTCACTGGCGGACTAGATAGCTGCGCACACGCTATACCCCTAGCGCTGTGCGACCAGACCACTCTCCGATACAGCCTGGCGATGGGGAGCCAGGTGGATCGGGCAGTTAACGTCAGGCTGACGTGGCGCTGGCTGTTCAGTCGTCTTCTTGGTCGCGCTCCCAGCCCTTGACCTCGTAGGCAAAGCTGGTCCACCTCTCGCGGTCGGCCCCGGACATGCTGTTCCAGCCCGCAGACTCGTCGCGATAAATTGCCTCTCCACCCTTGAACCTGACCGTGCCGCAGTTACTGCCGATGTCTTCGTCTGCGTAGTTGAGTTCGATGGTTGCCTCAGGGAACATCGAGCTCAGCTTGAGGAAGATCGGCTCAGGGAAAGACCATGCTGTTTCAAAGATTGCGGACTCAGGTCCGTCAACCCTGGACTCATAGGCATTCCACTTGGTGCCCCAGGCCGATCTGGCAAAGTCCATGTCGTGCAAGTAGCCGGTCTGGCGGTGATTGCGCAGCATCTGGATGAACTGCTCGAAGCTCTCATCGCTCAGCTTTGAAACGTCAACGCGGTCACGACTGGATTTCTGCATGCTGCCGACCAAGGGATGCGAATTCAGTGGCAGGTTCAGTACGCGCTCAGCAGCGGTTTCTGCATCGACCGAAACACCGTCCCATGGAAACTCGCCGCCGAACTTGATGATTTTTCCGAAATCGATGCGGCCTTCTTCGCTGACCATTGCCTGGATGACTTCCTGCGGAGCCTTAACCTTGTTGGTTACCCAATTTGGCATTTCGTTTTCCTCTTCCCGTATCAGGGCAAATGGAGCGAACGCCGGGCGCTTCCCCGGATGCGTCAGGTCTGGCTGCGCTAGCCCCTAGACTCGTTCGCTGTTCGATTGCGGCTCACTCGTCGAATTCGACGAACTCGCCCTCGGCATTCAACTGGTACCAGGTGTCCGGCTCTACGCCGTTCTCCCCGACCTTGCTGGCGCGGATATGGATGAGGCGTCCCTCGTCGTCACGATGACATAGGACGATGGCGCTACCAGCAGATGCGCGAGCGCGGCCTTCGGTGCCCATGGATGCGGCGACGGACTCCTTGCCGCTGACCTCGGCTGCCGATTGGTAGCCGGTGTTCGACGCTGCCGAGTAGTCGCCGGTGTTCGACGCTGCCGAGTAGTCGCCGGTGTTCGACGCTGCCGAGCGGTAGCCGGTGTTCGACGCTGCCGATTGGTAGCCGGTGTTCGACGCTGCCGATTGGTAGCCGGTGTTCGACGCTGCCGATTGGTAGCCGGTGTTCGACGCTGCCGAGTAGTTGCCGGTGTTCGACGCTGCCGAGCGGTAGCCGGTGTTCGACGCTGCCGAGCGGTAGCCGGTGTTCGACGCTGCCGATTGGTAGCCGGTGTTCGACGCTGCCGATTGGTAGCCGGTGTTCGACGCTGCCGATTGGTAGCCGGTGTTCGACGCTGCCGATTGGTAGCCGGTGTTCGACGCTGCCGATTGGTAGCCGGTGTTCGACGCTGCCGAGTAGTTGCCGGTGTTCGACGCTGCCGAG